ATCGAAATCCGCAGTGTTGGCAAAAGCGGTATTGACACGAAAGCATCGCGAATGGGCGGCTACGGAAGTTATATCACGACTGCGCCGAAATGGTTCGCTTGATCTCCCGGCCCGTGGCGATATCCCTATCACGATCACATTCAGCGCGCCGTCTTTTCGATTCGACCGCCAGAACATGCCGGGCCTGGTCAAGAGCTATGTAGACGGCATTGCCGATGCGCTTGGCGTTAACGATAGGCGGTTTCTCCCGGAGTACAGGTACGCCAGGCCATCGCCGCCCTGGGGCAGCGTGACAATCGAAATCGCCGGAGATGCGGCATGAACTACACATGCTTTGCCTGCCGCCTCCCGGACTGCGACATGGCCAGCCGGTTCTGCCGGCTTCGGATGGCGCGGAACCGATGCAAATCGCTGCGCGAGAAAAAGCAGGATGTTCCAGAGGAAGTCCGGCTCGGTGTCAGCGAATGGCGCGAGATGCAATATCTCGAAGAGCGGGCGAAGCAATCGGAGATGCAGGCATGAAGCGGCCGGAGCCGGAAGGCTTTCCCGAATTCTGGGCCATCTGGCTTCCGATCAAGAATCGGAACGACGGCCGCAACTATGCGCGCGTCACGTTTGCGAAGTGGGTCAAGGCCGGGATCGATCCGCAAGACATTATCGATGGCGTCCGGTTTTATACCCGCAACCTGCCAGTGGACCACAAATACAAGCTGCACGCCAGTACGTGGCTTAACCGGGGCGTTTGGGAAGACGACTGCATCAAGGAGCGCAAGTTCCAGGCCATGCTTGCCGAGCGGGCTGGCAACGTCGTGGAGATGAAAAGGGCATGAAAATTCTAATTCGAAAATACGAAGGCGAAATTGATGAGATTATCATTGAGAACGCGGACGTTATCCATATTGAGCGGATGGATAACGGACTGTTTTGGGTGGGGCTCGGCAAGGATGCCGATGATCGAATTCTTTTCGCGTCTGCGAGTGGTCGCGCGAAAATCGAGTGCCTTTGTCCTGATCCGATAGATGGCGCGATTGTGGAGGAACAATGACCCTCTCCACAAGACGCGCCGCTGTCGTTGCCTATTGGCGTGACAGGCACGGCCATCCTCCGCTTGTTGGACTGCGCGCTAAGAGGATCGCCGAACCGCGCGAACCTGGCCCGCTTTACCAAGACATGATGGCCAAGGAACGGGCAAGGTTTGGCGGCGCAGCACGGGCGGCCACTGAAGCGCTGATTCGGGAGAAGGATGCGATGAAAGCGGCCATGCCAAGGAACGGTGATTGGGAGTGAAGGCCCTGTCCCGTAAACGACGCGGCCCGAAGCGCAAGCATCTGCCCTGCCCTCAGCACGAACCGGGGTTCGGGTTCTAGATGAACGCGCACGACAGCCGCATCGTCGCCAACGGCTATGTCAGCCTGCATGCCGTGCATCGCTATGTCGAGCGCGTGCTTGAGGTCAGTCCCGGCTTGGCCGTCGCCAGCCTTCCCAGAGGGGCCACGGCAATGGAAATCGCCGAAGCGTGGTGCGCCGATGCCGGTCGCACGGTTGCGGATGTCATGTCCATGATAGCGACGCCAGCCGTTGTGGCCGCCATCAAGATAGGCGCCACGAAGGTCAGGATCGGCCAGCACTGGGCTGTGTTCAAGGATGGTCGAGTGGTGACATTCACGCCGTTGAGGCAGAGGCGTCGACTGGTCGTTTCGAGCAGCAAGGAGAAGCGCCGCGCCGGTAAAAGCACCAGGAACCGGTGGAAGCGATGAACCAGGCCGAAGCCTTCGCCGATCTGGTATCGCTCGCCGACTGGTCGAGCGGCATCGGCGATTGCGGGTTCTGGTCCATGACGGGGCTGGCGGAACGGTGGCGGTGGCATCGCCAAACAGTACGTCGGGTTCTTAATCGCCTCGAACGTGAAAACATGCTAAGATGCAGCCGCTCGTCAACAGAAACATCCATTAAGTTGTTGACCGATAAGTGGTGTTTCGACGGCGATGCATTGGCGCGGATACCGGGACGTGATTTCGAGCACGAGGAAAACATATTGCTATCGGTGATTTGCACGGTCAAGCAGGTGCCCGAAACCTATGTGCGGAACTTGATCCGGCTCGAACACGGAAAGGCACGCCGCCGCGGTCGACCATGGCGCCGGCCGATCGACCAGGAGGTACTCTCGACCTGGATATACCTGCTCAACACGGCGGCCGGGTTCACGGCACAGGATATCCATCGCCGGCTCAGGTTGGACCGCAAGGGCATTCAGAGCACGGTGGCGAGGATAGAGAACCGCCGCGACGAGGACAGCGCTCTCGATCTCGAACTGACCGGAATGGAGGCCGCATATCGCGCCGCCGGATCGGTTATCAAGCGTCACAGCAACGTCAAGGTCGCGTAATGCCGCCGAGTAAGGGCAAGCGCCCCAAAGCACTGCCCGGCGATCGCCGTCTCGGCAACCGCTTCTGGGAAGCACGCTCACGGCACGGCAGGCTCCCGATCTTCAAAACCCCGCAGATGCTCGAAGAGGCCTGCCTAGACTATTTCAAATGGGTCGAGGACAATCCGCTTTGGGAAGATACCGTCATGTCCTATCAGGGCGAGGTCAAGCACGTTCCCGTCGCTCACATGCGCGCCATGACGATCGACGGGCTCTGCATCTTCCTCGATATCATAAGATCGACGTGGGACACATTTCGGGTGCGCCAAGGCTTTTCAGACATCGTGACGCGAACTGAGGCGACAATCAGGTCTCAGAAGTTCGCCGGTGCCGCTGCGGATTTGCTCAATGCCAACATTATCGCGCGCGATCTCGGGCTGGCCGAGAAGTCCGAGGAGCGGCACATCTACCAGTTCGACGGCATGTCGGATGACGCAATCGAGAAGCTGCTGACGGAAGCGCTGGGGCAGCGGCTTGCCGGTCCGGTGATTGATCACGAGCCGGCGGAGAAGACGGACAAGAGTGGCTAACTGGGGCCGGGACTGTCTAACAGCACTGGCTAACGCGGGGCTTCATAAGGATTCAGCCTCCGCAGCACCGCCGCCATGGCAAGCAGGTGCATGGTGGAGACCGGCTTTTCGCCACGTTTGAGATAGAGCAGGCCCCGAGGGGTGATCCCAAGCAGCCGGGCGCATTCGGCATCTGATTTGGCAAGACCCGCCGATCTCATGTCGGTAAGCCATTGGGTGACGGGGTTCATGCGTTGGTTTCCGCAACCGGGTAGTTGTGTGGGTGTGTCCAGCCGCTGCGACATGACCGGCAAACGCCAATTTTTCGGTCAGCACCAAACAGCGGCGTGTTGCACGCTCGCGTAACCCATTCGAAGCCGCCTTCTTCGACTTCGCCGGATCGCAGATCAATGTTTGAGTGCCGGATGCGCATCCGGCGCAGAACGGTGCAGCCATCGTGTTCGCGCGTCATCGTCTCTCTCCTATGTCAGCGGGTGGTTACGGTAATCGCTTCGTTGATCAACGCGCGATAATCGTCTTCGCCAATCACGATGTGGTCGTATTCGTCCTCTTCGGTGCGCTCGTCTTCGCCGACAAATTCGTGTCCGACTGTCACAAACTCATCTTCGCGTTCTTCGACGATTGAGCGCCAGAACATCGGGCGAGCCACTCGGTCGATCCGCAGCGTGATGTCCGACCCGTAATGGTCGGCATGATCGCTGAATCGTACTTTCCGGCCTTCGACTTCAACATATGAACTGCACGAAATGTTGGAAGCGGAGAATGTCGCGGCGACGCCCGACGCTTTCAGCGCCTCGATGAGATCAAATGCCAGCGCGGCAGCCAACTCGTTATGGTCTTTGAATGTGCGCTGCGTCATTTCCATCTCCCTTGTTCCGATAAAGCTAATATAGAACGCCGTTCGCATGATTGCAAGGGTCTGGCGTAGAAAATTGTTCTATTCTCTGAGGCAAACCCCAGCACGAATCCCGGTGCTACACTGGTCCCGATGTCAGCTGCGCTCGCCAAGAAAATCGCTGAAATGCCCGCCGACCAGCGCGAGATCGTGCTGCGGCTCCTGAAAGTCACGGCTCAGCGCAAGCGGGCGCCGTTCAAACTGCTGTTTCCGGATGAGACAATCGTGCTGGAAGACGGCACGACATACCACGCGAGGCGGCTTTATCCGAAGCAGTTGGAGGTGTTCAAGGCGACTGCGACGTATCGAGAAACATGCATGATGTCGGCGAACCAGGTCGGGAAAACTACGGCCGGCGCTTATGCCACGACCTGTCACTTGACCGGGATTTATCCGGCTTGGTGGGAAGGCAAGCGCTTTGCAAAGCCGGTGGACGGATGGGCGGCTGGCAAGAGTTTCGAGACGACGCGCGATATCGTGCAGAAAGCCCTGCTTGGCAGGGCGTCGACGGAAGGCGGCCGCAAGTTTCTCGACGGCACCGGCATGGTTCCTTCGCATCTGATCCGCCGTCAATCGGTGCGCTGGAAAAGCGGGGTCGACGATCTGGTCGACACCTGCCGGGTCCAGCATGTGACCGGCGGCTACAGCATTCTCGGCCTCAAAGCCTATGCGCAGGGCCGCGGCTCGTTCGAAGGCACAACCAAAGACTTTGTGTGGATCGATGAGGAACCGCCGATGGATGTCTACGGCGAGATTCTGATCCGCCTGGCGACGACGAAGGGTATCCTGCTGCTGACATTTACGCCGCTGGAGGGTATGAGCGAGGTGGCGATCCAGTTCCTGCCGAAGGAAATGCGGCCGCATGTCGACGAGCCAAAGGCGGAACGGTACAGGATTGACGATGATCAGGACCAGGTACGTCGAGGCTGAGCCGGTGAAGCCGAAGGCGGGCAAGAAAGCCAAGGTGCGTAACCCAACACCGGTTACGCACAAAGAGCCGGTTACGCACGATGACGCCTTGCCGGTTACGCACAAATCCGGTAATGCTGAGAAGCAGAGACGCTGGCGCGAGCGGCACCGCGAAGAAGCCTTGGCGAAGCAGCGTGAACGCATGCGCAAGCGCCGAGCGAAAGGGAAATCCGATGCTTGACAGTTTACCTGGACAAAAGGTCGTCGCCGCGGTCAACTTCCGCGATTGCGTCTACATCTACACGGACATGGGATCGGTGATCCGCATGTGGGTCGACCAGTTCAGCAAAAATATCCAGTTCGAGATCATCATGCGAGGCTGACGTTGCGCCAAAGGGAATGCAAGTGCCAAGGATTGAGATGCCAGATTGGGGCGAGTTCACGCGAGACACCAAGCGCCGGATTGCATTGGGACGGCAGCGTGGGCTGCCGGATCTGTGGATTACCAAGGAACGCGAGCGCATGGCTCGGCTGAGCCGTTTGATGGAAGAGATTGCGCCGGGCTGGTTTGGTCGCATGCGCCGAAAACGAGCGGATTGATGTCGCCAGAATGGAAACCAATTGGCACCGCGCCCATGGCGGAGGCGTCCTATCAATATCCGACAGAGGCTTTGCTTTTTTCGGACGGGGAGACTGTCAAGGTTGGGTTCGTTTGTGATCGCAAAAAAGACGGGACGTGGGAAATAGACGATGGGCTATCCAAGTTCGATGAGTTTGACGGCCGCAGCCCGCTTGGGTTCGTGCCGATTTATTGGATGCGGCTGTCCGATTTACTGACCGCGCATGAGCCGGAAGATGCTATTCTGTCCGTCCCGCTTCCGCCGATGCCGGAACCGAAGATCGAGATCACGCAGGAAATGCGGAAAGCTGGGAAGGATGCAATGCTGGGCGCCTGCCATGCGATAACCTTTGGAGTCGACGGCCGCGCCAATCTTGTGGTCCAAGACGATTGCGAAGTGATTTCGGCAGGCATCTACAACGCCATGGAGCGCGCACGTCGCGAGAAGGAGAAAGGGCCGGAATGACTGCGTTGCGGATCGCTTACATGGTCCTTGTGTCGCTCGCGCAACTGACGGTTATCGGCGGCGGCACATGGCTCACCTTCAATAGCGGAAACCCGCTGTGGCTGATCTGGGGTGTCGTGTTGGCGATGTGGGTCGCTGTGCCGGCGATTCCGCGCATTCTCAAGTGGATCGGTGAAGACTGATGCGTAGACGTTCATTCCTTCGCGGCCTTGCCGCCGCTGCTGCATCGACCGCCGTGCCGGTTCCGGCCGTGGCCAAGCTGCTTGCCGATCCCTACGCTGGCTATACTCGAATCCTCGGCTATGAGCACTACCTTGGTCCGAGACCTACGACGGGAATGTTTGCTGATGCGTTCAACTACGGCATGTCGATGCTCAGGTTTGACGGCGAATACGAGCACATCGAATGGTGCGATGTCGTCAGCCCGCCGCCTATGGTGAGAAAATGAAACTGTTGCTTGCGCTCTGTCTGTTCATCTCCCCGTCGCTGGCCCATGCCGGCGATGTAGATCCGTATCGCGGCCTGCCCTATGACGAAGCCAGAGGCAAGATACTCGCGGAAGGCTGGCGCCCAACACCCGACGCGGAATGCTACGATCCCGCGGGCTGGCGCTGCGAAGCCTATCCCGAGGCGGTGTCCTGTTCCGGGACCGGACTTGGCCCGTGCAAGATGATCTGGCGGCACGATGATGGTCGAGAGATGATTATCATCGCCGAGCAGGAGCCTATGATTGTCGCTGGCGAAGGCCGCCGCTAGCTAGGCTGATCTTGCCATCTCCCGCAAATCGCATTAATGTCATTGATTCAGGTATGTTGCCAGGGTGGAGCAGCCCGGTAGCTCGCCAGCCTCATAAGCTGGAGGTCGCGGGTTCAAATCCCGTCCCTGCAACCACCTGAACCTATTCAGGGCGGCGGCGTGGAAGCGAACACGCGGGCGGCCAGTGGGGACAACCCAACCTGCTGACGTTGTGGCCTTATAGAGATGGGTGCCTGATTGACAGGACGGCGGGATGCATCCCGACCGCTCTCCAGAGCCGGAGTAGCGCCCGGCCCGCTCTGAAGCCCAAATTCGAGGAAGGTGTGCGGTAGCGCTCCGGGACAGCGCTGATGACCTCGATACTGGTTGAGCCGTCCCCTCCCGATACCGCCAGTCTTAATTCGCACATCTCCCCACAAGGCTAGGATGGCGCATTCTCGCAGGAGAGAACCGCGCCCATGGCCGCCTATGTCAAATACGAACCATTCATCCAGGGGCTTTGCGACAAGCTCTTCGACCTGTTCGGGACCACCGACACGCTCAAGGTCGTCATCCACTCCGATGCTCCAACGGTGGCTACCGACGACGAACTGGCCGACCTGACCCAGATCACTGGTACTGGCTATACCGCTGGCGGCGAGGATATCCAGAACGATGCCACCCGCGCCGGCGATACCGTCACCATGACCGCAGTTGATGTCGTCTGGACCGCTAGCGCCGCCGACTGGGTTGCAGGCCGCTACGTCTCCATGCACGACGATACCAGCATCACGGATCGCCTGATTGCGTCATGGGACTACGGCGCCAACTTCACGCTCGGCGACGGCGAGACCTTCACCGTTGATTTCGGCGCGTCCGTGGCAACCTTCGCATGAGCCATGTCGTCGTCTCGCCGCGGTATTCGGTGGCCAAGCTGCTCGGATTGCTGCCGGCCAAATATCTGGAGGCTTTGGAGCAAAACCAGAAGATTGCCTCGTGCTGCCGTCACCCGGAGAATCACGAGGTTGAGGCACTGAAATCGAGGCCGGAAGAGCCGGCGCCCGACATCTACATTTTTCACTGCAACTGCGGCCGTCAGCATCGCCGGTTTTGCGTCGGTGGCGGCGACGTGAGGCCGGTCTGGGATGTCAGATAGGCGATGGCCAAGGTTCTAACATCGATCACGGTCGATGAGCCGACCGGATCGATTACCCCCGCCATAGACGATACTTTCGCATTCACTGGCTCGCCGGCCTTTACCGGCTCCGGCGGTGTTACGCGCTACGATTTCAAGTGGGAGGTTGATGCTGGCGGTGGCTATGTAACTATTGCCGCCGCAACCGGGCTGACAACGGCTGATACCAATCCGGTCAGCAACACGAATTCGCAGGCAGCGCAATCGATCACGGTCACGGTGGCGGAAGCCGGGACATACACGATCCGCATGGTGGGTGCTCCGACAAGCGGTGGCTCCTACACGGTCATTTCGGCTGAAAGATCGGTCACGGTAGCGGCGGCGGCCTACAGTCTTTCCGTTGATGCCGGGGCCTACAGCGTAGGCGGCCAGGCTGCTAGCCTCGAATATGGCTGGCTTCTGGCGGCTGCGGCAGGTAGCTATGCCGTGTCCGGCCAGCCAGCGGCGATGATGCGCGGGTTCCCGCTCGCGGCCGGTGCGGGGAGTTACGTCCTCACCGGATCGTCCGCGGCTTTGGTAGCGGCGCGGCTTATCGGTGTGTCCGGTGGGGCCTATAGCGTCAGCGGCACCGATGCGCAGCCGTCGCGCGGGTATCTACTCGGCCACGCCGGTGGCGCCTATACGGTGTCTGGCGCCGCCGCAGGGCTCATGCGCAACGTTGTTCTTGCCGGCGTCGGCGGTTCGTATGCCGTCTCTGGGGCTGCCGCCGCGCTCGTGCACGGTCGCTCGGTAGGCGTTTCGGGCGGGTCCTACATCGCGACCGGGGCCGACGCCGGATTGACGGTAGAGGAAAACAACAATCTATCCATGGAAGCGCTGGGCGGGGCCTATGAGGTCGCCGGCGCCCCCGCTGCATTCGTGATCGCAAGACTGCTGGCGGGTGCTGGCGGTGCGTATGCCGTAAGCGGTTCGCCGGCAGTCTTGGCCCAAAGCAGCGACTACAGCGCGCCGCCGCCGTATCCAATTATGATGCTCAAGCCATTCCGCATCAGCAATCGCCGCCGGTAAATTCGCACCTGATCGGCATGGGGTAATATGGCGACTGCCTCATGAGAGAGATTTGTCGCCGATGACCATCGCCACGCCATCTGCTTCCTTCACGCGCCCGGCCGATACCACGGCTTATACGGCAAGCGATCTAGTCGCCAACGATACGACTGCCGCTGATGTTGTCGCAATGGCATTCCGCATTGCCAGGGGCGGCGGCTCCGGCGTTATCTGGCGTGCCCGCCTGATCTCGGACACCGACGCGCCGACCAACAAGACCGTCCGCCTGCATCTGTGGTCCAGCGATCCGGTCGCCACGGCGCCGACCAATGGCGACAACGGCGCGATGCAGATCGCCGCCGGGATCGAGGCGGACTATCTCGGCTCGATTGCCATCGACCTGTCGACCACGAACGGCGATGTCCATGCCAGCGGCAATGTCGGCTCCGGCGTTCCGCTCGGCACCACCGGCATCCTGTTCGATCTCGGTTCGGCAGATGCCGTGATCTACGGGCTGCTGGAGGCCACCGGCGCATTTACCCCGGCAAGCGGAGAGGTCTTCACCACCTTCCTTGAAATCGAACTGGCGGACGAATGACGTGCCTGAGGTAGGACCGGGCCGCTACATGGTGAACGCGGGTTGGAGTTCGGTGCCACACCTTGACGAAAAGGCCAAGCGCGAGTTGCTGGCCTCGACGCCGCCCTACCTGCGCGATGCCCGATCCAAGGGCACGCCGTCCCTCGGCGCCGGCGCGATCTATCCGATCCCGATCTCCGAAATCGAAGTCGGCCCGTTTGCGCCGCCGATGTACTGGAAGCGCGCCTACGGTCTGGATGTTGGTTGGAACCGTACGGCCGCGATCTGGGGTGCAAAGGATCCAAACGACAACGTGCTCTACCTCTATGCCGAGTACTACCGGTCCCATGCCGAACCATCGTCGCATGCCACCGCGATCAAGGCGCGCGGCAAATGGATCAGGGGCGTCATCGATTCTGCCGCTCGTGGCAGGTCGCAGAAAGATGGCGAGCAACTGCTCTACCTCTACCAGCAGAACGAATTGAAGCTGTTGTCGACCCCGAGCAAGGTTGTCGAGGCCGGC